GCGTGTAGCGGGCGGTGTAGGACTCAGATGCATTGTCAAAGACAACGCCCTGTCCTTCAGTTTTAGTCGGGGCTGAACCGAAACCGGTGATCAGCACCTCCTCTTCAAACGCGCGAGAAGAATCTTCAATTGCGTAGATGTCTTCGTACTCGCGCTCATAAGAGTCGTAGCTCAAGCCAAACAGGCTGTTCAGGCCGGGCTCAAGTTCTTTCGCGAGTTGTGCTCTACTTATCGCCATTTTTTAAGCCCTCCTTTAAGCTAAGCCAGCGCCTTTCACGCCCATAATGTGGTTCTGAATCACCACAAGTACGTTCGTGTTAGCGCTCGCTACGTCTGAGTTATCGGGATCTTGAGAGATGTCAATCGCCTTTAACGGCAGCGTTGTTGCTGTCGCGCCAGTCGTGACATCCAGTTCCATGTTGGAACTCCCGGATGAAGTGTCGCCCGTTGTAGATTGATCGACAATGTCAAAATTGCCAAACAGGTCTGCAACAGGAAACGTGTCGTCGGCCTGAACGCTGAAAACGACATTTGGATCATCAATAACAAACGCGATGATGTCGTCGGCAACGATCGAGCCGGGGTAGTAATTTTTGTACACCTGCCCACCGGTGGTGGGGTCCGTATATTGGCAGCCGTTGAAAACGCCTACCACGGGCACAGTTGAAGAAGCCGCTGCGCGTCCAACGACGCCGGCTGTCAACTGCTTGAGCAGATCACCCTGAAAGATCGCGCCGGATGTGTTCGATGCGATGCGGTAGCGGCTCTGCCCCCCACTATACGGAGCGCCGCCCATCATGCGGGAAGGCCTCAAACCAAACGCGGCATCTTTATTTGCCATGAATAGCTTCTCCTAGAGGTTAATTTTTGCCAAACGAAACGCGACTGTCCCTCTGTGGTTCGTACCGAACATAACGGCCGTCGCCTCGGGATTCGTTAAACATAGTGTTGTCTAGCGCTTCCTTCGCGTCTTGAGCTTTACCGGCGTAGTAATCGGTTCGTTGCTCAACCATCGATGTCGGGATCTTTGCCAACAGCAGACCTTCGCAATAAACGACGCCTTCATTTCTACCGCTGTCCATCGTGGGAAGCTGCCATTCAGGCGGCAAGTCGGAGCCACGCACCAACTCAAAACCTTCTCGGAGACGACGCGAAACATTCGCGCGGTCTTCAGTTCCCATCATAGACTCCCGAATCCACCGATAAGTGAATCCCGGGGGCGGGGGCGGGGCTTCTAAGTCCCGCTGAGGACGCCAAGTCTTTTCGCGAGCATCTTTATCGTGAGCTTCGCTTTCACGGGTGGACCGGGTTGCCATATTTTCTATGCCTCTCGTTGAGCAATTTTTTGCTTTTCCAGTGCCACACGCTTGAGCCAAACTTCCTCACTCATGTTGTGTGGTTTGAGTCGCTGGAGACGTTCCAATTCGCTCTGCGAAAATTTAACACCACCGTTCCGGCTGCCTCGTGTTTGTGCCCGCCCTCTAGGGGAAGAAGCGACTCTTTGCACGGCGGGTCGCTGTCCATTTTCGGGCTGCTCGCCGGCAGACGATCTGCCGACAATTTCAGGATAAGCTTTTTTCAGGCGCGAATCCAGGGCGCCATAATAGTCATCGGAGTCCAGATCGTAGCCTTCGCTGACCAAGCTGTCGTGGATGTGACGAGCGTAAATGGTCGCCTCCCAGTTGTCTTTGTCGTCACGATCTCCAAACCACTGATTCTGTGAGTGCCAGTCCAAGGCCTCTTCTGTCGGCTCTGGTCGAGCCTGTTCCTGTGCCTGTTGGTCATCCTGATGATAGGCTTGGTAGTTTTCTTGCGTGGCCTGTTGTTGCTGGACAGGCTGAGCTTGCTCAAACTGCGCTTTGGCAGTCTTTAGCTTCTCTTTCTTGATCGCAATGTCGGTCTTGAGAGAATCGGCCTTGCTCATCAAATCAGCGTCGTTAGACGATACTGCGCGCTGATAAATGTCGTTGACCTGGGATTCTTGCGCCGCAAGCTTTTGCTCTTCGCTGGTCAGTACGCTTTGTTGCTGGCTGGCGGCGTACTGGCGGTATTGCTGAAGCTCATGCTCTTTTTGATACGCCAACTGCTCAAGCTGTTGAGCCCGCGCCTCAGATTCTCGGTTCTTGCGGTTTAGCTTATTGATCCGCTTGCTGACACTTTTAGTGTATCGATCAAGCTCATCGCCATCTGAAGATTGAGCGCCCTCGGTCGGATCATCAACAATCTCAATGTTGATCTCTTCCTCTTCAGGTTGAGATTCTGCTGAAGCGTTGTTTTCAATCATAAGATGCTCAGTATGTCGTCTGGGTTCAAAATGGTGCCGATGACCTCGTCATCGTTGATAATCCTGACTTCGCCACCGTCTTCCAACTTAAACCTGGCGCCGGCGTAACGCCCAATAAGAACCCACTGCTTTTCTTGGCACCACGCCTCGCCAAACTTGTCCTTGTCGCCGTAGCAAAGCGGTCCCATTTTAACGACGTAAGCCACAACGGTCGCGAGGGCTTCGCGGTCAACGGTCTCTTTCGTCAACGCGATACCGCCTTTGCTCAAGCCTTTGCCCGCATAGGGCAAGACAAGCATCCGCCAACCGGACGGGTCCGGCATTCTCTCAATTGCCGATTTTTCAAGCAGCGTCGGGTCTAGCACCCGTTCATCTGGAGCAACGTAAGCGCCTTCGGCGCCGGCCTGAGTCATGCGTCTGAATCCTTGAAATGCTGCGATATTTCGCTTTCGATCAAGTTTAGCGCAACCAGCTCGCCCTGCAAAGATTTGTAATGTTCCATATCTTTTAGCAGCCCGTCCATGAAGGTGCCGATAATTAGCTCGCGACGATCCTCGATGACTCTTTTGATCTTCCCCGCTAGATCAATGTCGTTCATCAGGCGCGCTCGTAAAAGTCTAAGCCCTTAGTCGCAGCGCCGGTGCCCTTGGTGCGAACTTTTTTCATTTTGACTTTTAGCTGGCCAACCGAGCCGCCATCTTTCATGCCTTTAGCTGTTTTCATGGCGATGGCAACGGCCTGCTTTTGCGGCTTCCCTTCTTTTTTAAGGGTCTTGATGTTCTTGCTGATCGACTTTTGGCTTTTTCCTTTCTTGAGCGGCATTACTTTCTCCTAAAGGGTGATTTTTTTGACGCCGGCTTTTTTGCTTGCGATTTAGCTTTGGGCGCAGCTTTGGCCTTTGGTTCAGCTTTGGCCTTGGGTTCAGCTTTGGCCTTGGGTTCAGGAGTTGCCGGGGCGTCTCCAGACTCAATTCGTTTAAGCTTTTCCGCAATTCTTGCGTCAGAAGCGGCTTTTTGAGCAACGGCTTTTTCCATCGCCATCTGCATTGCGGAAGCTTCAGATTGCCGCTCAAGTTGTTTTAACTTCTTCAGCTCTTTTTGTTTTTCCAAGATATAACTAGTTGTCACTCTAACCTCCGAATTTTTGATTCAGCTCAAGCAGTTTCAGGTCGGCCTGCTGCTTTAGCCGGTCAAACGCCAAGTCCATTTTGTCATCGCTGATTTCTTTCGACATGGCGATACGTTGTTTTTGAATTTCGTTTTCAAGCAGCTTTTCTTCCGCGCGAGCCGCCTCTTTGGTCTCAAAGTTTTCCTGATCGACCTCCAGCTCTTGCGCGCGCAGATCAAGCTCTCGCTGTCGAATTTGAACCAGCGGATCTTCTTCGCTGCCTTGCCCAATACTCAGCAAGAACTCCTGAACGAGCTGAGCCAGAATTGGAGCAGAGAACTGTTCTTGTTGCGTCATGATCTGGGACAACATCATCTGAGCCTGTTGCGGCGGCATCTGTCCAGAATTGGACGCTTGCTCAATCTGTTGTTGTTGCTGAACAAGCTCAGGCGGCAACTGTTGTTGCGCCATCTCGGCGGCCATAAATTGCAGATGCTGCATACAATGGCTAATGATGCTTGCTTGCACAGCAGGATTTTCTTTAACCACCTCGGTTAGAAAAAGGTTCCGATGAACGTCCACATGAGCCTGATGATTTTGCGGCTTAAAAGCTTGCGCCGGCGCGCCCATCAACAGGCCGCTGTTTTCCAGCCCCGCATCAACTGGCATAGGTGGCTGAGGTTGTTGAGGCGGCTGCAAAAGACTTTCCACATTATCTACGCCTAGCGCCGCATACATCCGCCGATAGGCTTCGTACATGCCCATAGGGCCGTGAATTTCTGGGTTTGACTGCACCATCTGGAGCAGTTCCTGCGCCATCGTTATGCGTTGCGATTGGCTAAAGATGTTGGGGTCGCTGACCGGAACAATGTCTACGCGGCCATCAAAATCCTGACCCTTGACCTCCTGCGGCCCAGTGCCCGTCTGATAGGGATAGACCGGAGGTAGGTACTCGCCAAATACCGTGGCCAGCAACTGAAACTCAATGCGCTGGCTGTAGTACAGACGCTTGTGAATCGCTGACATCACTTTGGTGCCACGCTCAAGCAACGCTACCGTAGTACCCACCGGCATAGCCTGATTCATGTCACCGACATTCATATCTGCAATCGAAGCAAACCGCTTACCAGATTCGACCAGAAGCCCCAGCAGCGACATCAGGACATTGCTTGGCTCTTTGATCGGAAGCGGGATCAGGTTCTCCCGCAACGAAGCTCCGGTCGTGTCGATGTCTCTAAACTCGCCGGGCTGAAGCGGATCGTCTTCATCTCTAATCCGCATGCCGCGAGCTTTGAAGCCGGCAGGCAAGTTCGCCAGCGTTCCCGCATCAATAAGCTGGCGAAGAATGCTGGTGCTGGCTTTAGCCAAGCCGCCAATCATGTGGCTCAATCCCAAGCCATAAAATCCAAGCCCCGGCAGAAACTTGTACTGCACAAAGTAGTTGACCTTTTGTCGCAGGGGGTCTTGTTCTTTGTAATTCCTCCGCACAGACAAAACTTTCTGAGACTGATCATCGATCGTGACAATGTACGGCAGCTTCAGCCCGGAAGGCTCTCCATCGGGGCCCATATCCTCAAACCCAGGTAGATCCAAGATCGTATGGACTTCGTAAACCGTCCTGTCCCGGTCTTCAGAATACCCCGGCGTCTGGCCTTCAATTTTGTCAATCTGTTCTTCAATGTCGTCTCTGTCGAAACTAATTCCGCCACCGGCAAGTTCGATGTCAGCGTAGAAACCTGCAAGCTGCTGTTTGCGAATTTCATTTTTTGACATCCTCAGTACATGCGTGACTCGCTCAGCACTGAATAAATCAGTCGCCTCGTAAGGGACCACGAGATCCTGCGGCTCAATGAATTTACTCATTGCCCGGCCTACGGCCGTGTCGAAGTAAACTTTTTTGAACGCCGAACCGGCCAAAGGCAGATAAAACAAGAGCATGTCCAACTCTGGGTCGTACTCTTGCATCACATTCATGATGTAAAAGTTCATGAACTCCTGCACGCGGTCTGCCTGGCTCTCGACCTCCGGGCTTCGGGCGCCCACTATTTCAGTCTTGACCGGGCCTTTTGCCGGGAGCATTTCTTTGTAGGCCTGCGCCTGAAATTGAGTCACCGCCTCCGCAAGGATCGGGTGAATCACACCAGAAGATCCCTGAAACGGATTGCTTCTCGTCTCGTCAAAATGCATGCCAAGGTATTTCAAGCCATCGACGTAGGTCTCTTCCCACTCGGATCGAGACTCTTTGTCAGCATGAATTGACGCCAACACGTCATTTGCCATTCTTGACAGCTCTATCGGGTCAAGCTCTTCAACCAGATTGGCGTCAAATGCCGTCTGGACTTGCTCCGGGGGCGCGTCAATTTCGTCATCAAGCAGAATTTGGTCGTCCGCGATTAAAATCTCTGCCGCTTCGCGAATTTGATCTTGACGAGATGGCTCAGGAAAAACCTCAATCTCGTTGCCCATAGGCAGAATGTCTGGGTCGTTTTCAGTGCCCAAACCGGCCTTTTCAATAGCCATCAGTAATATACCGTCCTGTTATTTCGCAGAGGTTTCAATTCGTCGTCGTCATTGTAGTCATTTTCCAAGGCCAAAAAACCTCCCTGACGGAAACGCATTAACGCCATCGTCGCAGAGTCGCAATAGTCGTCATGGTCACCAAACGGGAACGCAGCCATTTCCTCAATGACCTCTTCTGAAAATTGCATCTCCGGCGCCCAGACCATGCCCGATTCAAAGATAGGTGCGACGCTGTTCATTCGGGCAATTTTGTCTTGTCCCCGGCTGGGGGTGTAAGACGTAACCGGGATTCCCATCCGCCTAAGCTCTTGCGTCAGCGGAGTACCAGAAGCTTTCGCCTCAACCAGTATGCAGTCTGGTTCCCAGTGTCGATACTCTTCAAGAGCAAGTTTTTTTAGCTCAGGGAAATCTAGCCGCACGCGCTTTGCGTCAAGCAGAATAATTTGCTCGGCCCCGTCCGTCTCAGGCTGGAAGACTGCCCATGTGGTAATGGCGCTGTAGTCCGCAGTCTCTTTTTTTGAAAAAGCCGTGTCCAAGCTCTGAATGACGTAAGAAAATGCCGGGACATCTTCTTTTTCCCATCGGTTCCACCATTCCCGCTTAACGATCGAGCCTTCTTCGGCGGTTGGGTCTTGCATCCACTGGCTGTTCCACTTTGAAACAGGCAGGGAAGCTTTAACGCTTAGCAACTCATCTTTTTTCCAAAACTCCGGCCACAGAGGCTCTTCGCTTTCTGGCATGATCGCCGGGAACTCAACAACCTCCCATTGGTCGGCGTAATCATCACCCTGCTTTTTCAACACCTGACCCACAAGGTCTTTTGTTGACCACCGCGTCATAACAATAACGATGATTCCACCCGGTTGGAGACGCTGACGAGGACCGGATGTGTACCAATCGTAGATCGCATCCATCGAGGTCGGGCTTAGCGCATCTTGCTCACTTACCGGGTCATCGATAATGAGCAAGTCAGCGCCACGCCCTGTAATGGCACCGCCAACGCCTGCGTAGAATGATTCGCCGCCCTGATTCGTCGTCCAGCGACCTGCGCTTTTGTTGTCAGCCTGCAAGCTGAGGGCCGGGAAAACTTCTTTATATTCGTCGCTATCGATAATGTTTCTGACGCGCCGACCAAATCTTACGGCCAACTCCGCAGTGTGAGTCGTCTGGATAATTTTTAGATTGCCCCGCAAACCCATCATCCATGCAGGAAAAAATGTCGAAGCAAACTCAGATTTGGTGTGGCGAGGAGGCAGGCAAACAATCAGTCGTTTAAGTTTGCCCTCAGCAATCCTGTTGAACTTTTCGCCGATTATTCTGTGGTGCCGGCCTTCTACAAAATCCGGCCACTGAGATTTAACAAAGCGAATAAAATCGCCCTGGCAATCATCTTGTTTTTCAAGCTGCT